AGCATATGTTGCTGCCCGTTCAGTAGCGTGTTCTGCTGCTTTTGCTGCTTCTCTCTGTCCTTTATACCCTACAGCCGCTGACCCTACGGCAGCAACCGCAACTATATAAGGAATTGCAGGAGCCATTTTACACCTCCATAATTAATTTATATTCCACTAACCGGAAACCCAATCGTTCGACTATTGGTAAATATGAATGACGGACTGTCATACTATGTGTTATTACATCAACATTACGTTCTTTTAAAAATTGAATAACCTGTTTCAAAAACTTATACCCAAGCCACCCTTTTCTATATTCAGGTAAAAGATAATGTAAATCATTTTCAGCTACAACAGTCCCCATATAATGTTGATGCGTATATATAATTGATACATAATAACCTATTAATTTATCATCATCTCTTGCAGTCACTATATGAAGTGTGTTCATATCTTCTAACTGCTGGTATACCTTCCAATCAGGATTAAGTTTAAATGAAAACTCACTCAATTCTTCTGAATGTAGTTTAAGTATATCTTCACCTTCTTCGATAAGACTTTGACTTAAAGTTTCTTCTTGAAAAGTAATCAATCTTTTACCCTCAATTCATACATAATTGCGAGAATAGTTAATGGTACGGGATCATAAGAAGCTATACGAACTTTACCTTGTGTATCATATCCACCAGGAAACGCCTGTTCTTCAGTATCTCCAGTAAATAAAGGAATAGCTGAATCCATTTCTTCCGGTGGCCCGAAAGGATAAACATCTTCATTCCCAAATACATCACCCATATAAAATGTAAGTGATCTATATAAACGTAAAACCATACTACTTATACGTTTTATTTTAGCCTGTGCAGTACCAATAGGATTACCACCCTCTAACGGGAGAGTCTCAATACTTGCATTATAAGCAAGTCCAACGTGAGCTTTGTTTGCAGGAGTATCTAAAGTAATTTCTCCATCAGATACAGTTTTTGGTGCTTGAACTGCTCCATTAGCAAGAATTCTAACTTCTTCTCCTTCGAGATGCTCCAAACCATCAAATATAGTAAAGTCACTTCCAACTTCAGTTAAACTTACGGAATCATAAAAAAATGTTGTTCCAGCAAAAGTGTCTGGTGTAATTTGAAATAACAGAATTCTGACTTCTTCACACCCTGTAGGAGCTACAAATACTTTTTCAAATTTAGAAGACCAGTCTCCGGCTGTCTCTTCCCTGTCGTCTGGAGTCCAGATATATGCGGAATTAGATACATCAAAAATATAAACTTTATAAGAGGCTTCAGTACCTGCGAGAGCATAACCTCGTAATCTATAAGTTTTTTCAGCAGTAACTACAACATCTTGAAAAGCATATGGAAGAGTAGTACCGTCACTTGTTATCCGTAAACAATTTCCATATTTTCCCCCACCTACACTCGCTAACGTAGCCGAATTTGCCGCTGTCCAATTTGCTGTATCAGAATCAAATCTACCATTTAGTAGCTTTTCACCTCCGTCTTTAGTCACACCAGAGTCCACAAAGAAAGCATCTTCCAGATTGTCTTCTAAGGATAGTCCTTCTGGTACTAAAAACTCTACATATTTTATGGTTTCCTCACCAATAGTTCGTTCTATAATCGCCCAAAGTTCATCTTTAGCTACATCCGTTGCACCGTCGATACTTACTATACTTTGAACTTTAACATCAGCCCCACCTACAATATGTCTATGCCAACCAAATACTTTACTTTCTGGCTCATACGTCATAGCTATCAGTACTCCGTCAGTTCTAATGGCCCAAAAAATAGAATTCGGTTCATTAACATATGCAACATCAATAATACCACTTTCAGTTATATGTTCGCTGATAATATTAATAGGTATAGCAATATAAGAATTGGATGCATATTCATATCGGAGTCTACGGACTATACGTAAACCCTTTTGTACAAATAAAATATCAGCATTTATTTGTATAACAGGTATAAAGGCGTCACCATAGTTAGTAATTTGTACTGGTCGTATATTAGATGGAGTTAATGCCTCATTCAAACTATTAGACGCAAGTTTAAATTCTCCATTATGCGCTCCGAATATTATAGCTGTATCGCCATCAATAGCCCACAATAATTTAGTAGCACTTTTAATTTTTACGGCTATTCCCTCATTATCTAAACCAGTACCTATATCAAGATTAAAATAATCTGCGGATTTACTACCCCACACTTGATTGGGTTCATCAGGAGTTGCGGCAAACCAAAAACGCCGTTCAAAAAACCAAACTAAAGTAGGGTAATTATTTGCTACCCAAACGAGTGGCGTATCAGTTATAGTTGATGTAGCTACCTCACAAGTCGCTGAAATCAAACCTACAATAGTATCACAAGGAATAGTTAAAATATCATTAATTATATAATTCTTACCTCCAGCAGTTATAGTAACACTATCTATAGAACTATTTATAATAACAACAGTTGCAATAACTCCTGAACCTTCACCCCCGGAAAGTTCCAAGTCTATATATGTACCATTAATAAGCTCTTTAACGAAAGTCATTACTCTATTATCTGTACCACTATCGGCTACAGCACAAAGTGCCTCTAATTCAGGGGCCTCACAAACTGAATTCCAGGTGTTATCAGCTGCAGATTCACCTAAAGTCCACGTAATACCATCCGGCGAGATCATCGCTCTATCACCTGCACCACTACTTGCTACAGCACAAAATAACTCTAATTCTGAACTCCAACAAACTGAGTTCCAAAGATAATCAGCCGCCGATGCACGGGTTGCCCAATTAATACCATTAGGTGAAGTCATCACTCTAACACCCGTACCACTCTTTGCTACGGCACAAAATAAATTTAATTTTGGACTCCAACAAATCGAAGTCCAATAATTGGGGGGCGATGTACGAGGTGTCCATGTAGTACCGTTTGGTGAAGTCATTACGCTACTACTTATACCACCACTGGTTACTGCACAAAATAAAGATAGCTCAGGACTCCAGCAAACACTATTCCAATGCATGGGGGCTCCTGCACGAGTCGTCCATGTAGTACCATTTGGTGAAGTCATTACACTATTAGCTGTCTCACTATAAGCTACAGCGCAGAATAAATTAAGCTCTGGACTCCAACAAACACCATACCAATAATTGGCTGGCGATGTACGTATAGTCCAGTTAATACCATCAGGAGAAGTCATTACACAATTAGCCGCACCACTTTCAGCTACAGCACAGAATAAAGATAATTCAGGACTCCAACAAACAGAAGTCCACACCAGGTTAGCAGCAGATGTACGAATAGTCCATGCAATACCATCCGGTGAAGTCATTACTCTATTATCTGTACCACTATCAGCTACAGCACAGAATAAAGATAATTCAGGACTCCAACAAACAGACTGCCAATTATTATTAGCAGCCGATATACGTATAATCCATATAATTGTACTTAAAAATTCTATAAAATTATCAACAGTAGCAACTCCACCATATGAAAATTCTATATTCTGAAGTGCCCAATCATCATGATCTATACGTATTAACTCAGCAGGTGGGTGATCTTTATGGACTATAAATAATTTTTCCTCATCTTGTGCGAACCGTAAATCTTGAACTTCAGTTTCAGTATAAGTAGTAACTTTCTCATAAGGTGAACCACTATCCATTACCGGAGCTTGATTTCTAAAGACCCTTATATAATTATGTCCGAACTCAAACACATATTGAAATTCATCTTTATAATTAAATTTTTGTAATATAGTTGTCTTAGTACTATCTTTTACTTCTGCAACATACCGGAATCCACCACGTTTAGTAACACCACCATGCGGATATACAAGAAAATTCTCACATTTACTAAGTCCAGCTTTATATAAATCTAATGATACTCGCCCAAGTAGGCGAGGACTTATTTCACCGGCTGTAAACGCTTCTTGAATTGGATCTATGCGAGGCACTTGTTCTCTCCTATCAGACTGCCACTGGTGGCAATCTAAAATCTTTCGTTTAACCAGTCGTTAGCTTGTATTGCTTCTAAATCATCTTGAATACTGTCTGAAAATCTGGCATCTGCGATCTTATCTTCAAATGCCTCATCCATTTTATTATATTTTCGTACACTATCGCATATAGGAATAGCAAGTTCACGAGCAAGTAATGCAGAAAATGTTTCACGGAAAATTGCATCCATTTCATTTGGGTCAGTTACTCTGTATGTATACTCAATATCCAACGCATCTTCATCACAAAGAATCTTATTTCCTTCGAGACGATATGTAATTGTATCAGGATATATACTTCTAAAATGTAAACAATCGGATGGTAAAGTAAATTGATGAGCGTACTGATGGGAAGGAATTTCAACATCAGATGCAATATTTTTACGTCTCGCTGCAAAAGTCCAACGGTATTTTCTCAATAAATAGTCACGCTTATCCTCAAATATAATAGCCAGAAGCCGACCAGCTTTAGTAGTAGCTGATACAACAAGGATGGTTTTTTCACCTAAAGCTATTAACGCATTATTTATTATATTTATATCAGAAGCCGCACTAATCTTCGTACCAGTCATCACTCTATCGCCCGTACCACTTATAGCTACGGCACAGAATAAAGATAACTTAGGACTCCAACAAACAGAATACCACCAATTATCAGCAGCGGATGGATGGATTGTCCAAGTAATGCCATCAGGTGAAGTCATTACTTTACCAGTACCACTATAAGAAACGGCACAGAATAAAGATAACTCTGGACTCCAACAAACAGAATACCAGCTATTATCAGCGGCGGATATACGGACTGTCCATGTAATGCCATCTGAGGAGGTCATCACTCTATCACCCGCACCACTATAAGAAACGGCACAGAATAACGTAAGCTCTGGACTCCAACAAACAGACTGCCAATTATTATTAGCAGCGGATGTGCGAGTTGTCCAGTTTATACCGTCCGGTGAAGTCATTACTCTATTATTTGTACCACTTACAGCTACAGCACAGAACAAAGATAACTCAGAACTCCAGCAAACAGACTGCCAATCATTATCAGCAGCGGATGTGCGAGTTGTCCAGTTTATACCGTCAGGTGAAGTCATTACTCTGGTATTTACACCATTAATAGCTACAGCACAAAAAAGAGTTAATTCTGAACTCCAACAAACAGACTGCCACTGATTATTAGCAGAAGTACGTATAGTCCACGTGATGCCGTTTGGAGAAGTCATCACTCTGTTATCTGTACCACTTTCAGCTACGGCACAGAATAAAGATAACTCTGGACTCCAACAAACGGAGCGCCAGTCATTATCAGTGGCGGGTGTGCGGATTGTCCAATTTATACCATCAGGCGAAGTCATTACTCTGTTACCTGTTCCCGTAGTTGCTACGGCACAGAATAAAGATAGCTTTGGACTCCAACAAACAGAAAGCCATTGATTATCAACAGCGGATATACGGATTGTCCACGTAAGTATCATAATAATCTCCTTTAATTAACCCTTTAAGCTACCTTGGATTGCCACTAGTAGCAATCCAAAGTAGGAAAAAGGTTAATCAAGCACATAGGCAATAAACCCGTCAATCGTATCATTTGCCAGAGGTTTTATATCACAACTCATCGTAATTATTATCCCTTCCTGTGATTCAAAAAGGTAATTGCCCCCCTTTGCCACTAAAGTAACGGAACCTATCAGAAATGTTCCTACGGTATCGACGTCAAGAGCATCGTCTAAACCAACAAGACTGGCGTTAACAGCAACACCATCAAGACCAACATACGCTTTCCATCCAATGTCGATAAGCTGGCTGTCTGAGGTAAGATTAATATAGAGGTTACTCAAACGCCCAATCAATCTTACACGACCTGCCGGGAGTTTGCACAACTCAATAACGTCCAGATTAGTTCCTTCCGCCACCTGTAAATAAGTCACCTTAGCAATACGAATTTTACCATGATGCTCTACAGGAGATAGCGCCACCTTAGGCACAGCAAGAACTTTTGTCATTTCATCTGAATAAAATGTCGTCATGACTTACCTCCTTAATCCAGTACATAGGCAATAAACCCATCAATCGTATCGTTTTGTGCAGGAAGCTGAACACAGGTTAACGTAATTACTACACCTTCCTGCGACTCAAAAAGTTTATTACCACCAACTGCCAATACAGCAGCAACCGTACCCACAAGAGTCGTGAGAGCAGATTCAGCGTTAATATTATCGTCTAAACCATCAGGGTCAGCAACAACAGCAACGCCATCAAGACCAACGTATGCTGCCCACCCAATGTCGATAAACTGACTGCCTGTAGTAAGATTGACGTAAAGGCTACTCAAACGCCCAATCAATCTTACACGACCTGCCGGGAGTTTACACAACTGAATAAGATCACCGGCATCTCCAGCAGCTACCTGTAAATAAGTCACCTTAGCATAACGAACTTTGCCATGATGAGCTACAGGTGCCAGTGGCGTAGGAGGCACAGCAAGAACTTTTGTCATTTCAGTAGAATAAAATGTCGTCATGACTTACCTCCTTAATCCGGTGTCTCGTCACAGCCTATTTCGACAACCTTGACTTCTTCCATACGAGTTGCCCCGATAGTCATGCCGCACCAGACTTGTGTGAGATAGTTCTTATCTGCTCGTTCAGAAATCCTGGTGTGAATATCTGCACCAAGACCAAGAGCGATGCCGCTTCTTGCCCATGCAAAACACAAAGCAATATCATTAGCATCTGTTGAAATTCTTTGTGAACGAATGAAAGTAAATCCCATATACTGATCTACTTCCCCTTTAACCAACGCCTTCACTGTGTTGTAATCAGAACTCGTAACCTGAGTTGTTGCAAGTAAATCCTCAAGCTGTTTACCCCGACAACAGAGAAAAAGCTCCTCGTCTTCTTCTACATCGTTTGACCAGAACAAGCCTTTTGCCTGAATGAGCTTAGCGACCGTAAGGCCGGTATTACCTTCTGCAATCTGCTGTGCAGGGAGCATAATGGTTGCAGTACCACCAGCTTTACCTGTGTAAGCCGTTCCAAGTGCAGCCGCAATAATTACATCATCCATAGCACGACCAAACGCATTTACAGCATTTACAGCATAAGGACTTGTTGGATCAATCAGAGTACGGACTAAATCCTCTTTATCGACAAAATCTGCCCACACGTAATCAGCAAGAGAAACTCTACGTCTTGCATGTGGGGTGTCGGTTTGAGGAGTGTCCATGTGCCGAGTCGTCTTGAGCTGTGCGGTTGTTGCAGCAATCTGATCAAAGAAAGCATTTTCACCAACAACAGTCTCATTACGAACGGCGTTACGAAGGCGAGAACCTTTCTGCTGGCTAAGCATATCAATATTAGCTTTGTATTGCTCGACCATTGCAGTGGTTATTTCCTGACTCATAATTAGTCCTCCTGTTAAAATTAGAAAACTTACCTTTGCCGAGGGTAGTCTCCTAAGTTAAATCAGGAGGCCCAATTAATACACTTTGCAGGGGCTTGGGCCTAATCTGCAGATTGCCACTGGTGGCAATCTAAGCTGCTACACCTGTAACAGTTTCCGGAACAGATTTCACACCGTGTAACTGTTGATTTAATGTAGCAACCTTTTGAACTATACTTTTATGTTCGGGGTGCTTACCATCAAAATACGCTTTATGTGCCATAAGACTTGAAATTTCTTCCTGGACTGAAGACTTAGATTTAATAAGTGCGCCAGTAGATTTATCTAATCCTAAATCCTCGGCCATCATATCTCCAACCTTAAACATGGCACGAATAAAAGCCGGATTTTTACTTATACCTGAAGTGTTTATTAAGTTCATAAACTCAGGGCCACCGATTTCTTGCATGGCTCGTTGCGTTAAAACTTTTTTACCGTCATACGCAGTACCATATTCAGTTCGTAACTGAATCTCAGTGTTGATACCCTCTTGTTCTGCGAACTTCATGGTTTCATTATACTTATCAGACGTTTCTTTCGTAAACTTAGTAGATAAAGCTGATGCCTGTGTATCACTCAAGCCTAACTCATGTGCAGTTTTTCGGAACCACGAAGAATCTTTATCTAAAGATTCTTGAATTAACGGATTAATATCTGCGGCTGCCTGGAGTACATACAGTTCATCAGTTTCTGGCCTACCAAGTTTAGTATACAACTCCATTCGTTCTTCATCTGTAACAGGCATCTTTATGACATCTGCGCCTACTAATTTTTTGGTATGCAC